GTTATATTGTTTGTAGGATATATAATATGTTTAACACCTAATTGATCTATCCATGAACATCTAACATAGTTAACATAATCTTGAGGAAGTATTAATGTTAAGTTAGCAGGTATAGTTAATTCAGCTGACTTTATACTTTTTAATGTGTCATAACTAAATTCTTGCATTGCTCTTTTAGCATGAAATATTACATCAGTTCTTTTTACGTTAGGTATTAATTTGTCTTTTCCAACATATCCTACTAAAAAATTATTTACAATGTCGTTTAGTTTTATGTATTGATAACTACCATAGTTATCTTCAACTACTTCACCAAAAGCTTTTTCTTGATCTGTATCTCCATATTTACCACCGCTTAATGATTTTAATTGAACGACTATAAATAAATTGTTTGCTGGAGCTCCTTGAGTAAACTCAATTGTATTACCTGAAACAGCATATTGTGTTGTAAATTCAGACCATGTTCCTGGTGTACCTAATAAACTAGTATATATTTTAAAATTATTTAAAGCATATTCTGCAGTTGTAGGATTCCATGAACCATAATATAAATCAGTGTCAAATGTAGTTGTAAACTTAGTGGTGTTACCATCGCCTCTAAAGTTTTGTGAACCTGCATAATATTGTTGCGCTGTTTCTGTTATTAAACCGTTATTCGGTGGTTTTATTATACTAGCCATTTTTTATTATTGTTTTTCGTTTATTTCATTAGCTGCTAATTCTTGAGCTGCTGCTTGAACTATAGCAGGATCTTTAATAGTTACACCAGCGTATTTTAAAACTTCTAAAATAACTGTGCTTTGCTCTGATACATCTAATTCAAAATCAACAGAAGTTGTTGGATCCCAAACATAATAACCAGTAGTATTTGTAAAATTCCACATTACATCTGATGGTTTTCTAACATAAGTTACTGATATATTAGAGTTTATTGTTTGAGGATATATTATAATTTTTTTATCTTCATATACATATACTGGAAAATACTCAGAAGGTTTTGTAATAGTAGACATGTTCATTTGAGCTAATTCATTTCTTTCTACACATTGAACTTCTTTATCATCTTTGTATAATACAGTTCCTAATTTATAAAAATCTTGTGGGTATAAAGTTATTAACAATGTAGATCCAGCTGCAATAGATCCAGCGGTAAGATTAAAAGTGCCACCAGTTATATTATAATTAGTATAAGCAACACCATCTAGTGTCACTATAACATTACTATCTTCTACTTGAGCTTGTGTTATTGTTGTTAATGTATAAGCGGTTTGATTATTAACTGTCGCAAAGGTCTGCGTACCGCTTGCTACTCCAGAGTTAGGAGTATTGAAATAGTTAGGATTACTAGCAACATAAGTAGCGTTGCCTAGTACTTTAAAAATATCTAGTTTTTCTTGAACCGTTTTATATCTATCACCATACTCACTTTCGTTTTGTGGTAATCTCATTTGTTGATTTAACGTTTCAAAATAGCTTTCAAATATTTCTAGTTGAACTTGAGTTGCAATTTTATTAAACTCATCTGGAGTTAAATAACCTCTTTGTTCTTTGTTGATTATAAGTAAGACTGTTTTGTAAACTTTATCTACATTTATTGCCATTTAATCTTATTTTTAAAACGGCCAGGGGGATGAGTCCGCTTCCTATTACGCTCCCACCTGGGTGGGAATGTAAGGGAGGAGGCGAGCTCATCTCTTTGCTGTCTTGTAAAGCCCACGATTAACATCTGCACGGACCGCTCTCACACACAGTTTGCACTAGCTGGTCCTTATAGTCACTTGCGCGTTCTATTATTATTACATGTTTTTAGAGTTTTTTATCTATAGACTTGTAAATTTCTACTCCTTCATCTGTTTTAAAGAAAGCAGCCATTGCTGAATAAGGATTTTCATCAAAAGGAACATTCATTAGTTTTCTATTATTAGAAGCCCAACTAAATGATCTTTGATCTTGAGATAATTTTATAATCCCTGCTTCAGTTGCTCTAATTGCAACGTTTCTAAGATGAACATTTTCATCTCTTACTAACTCCATAAATAATATAGGATTAGCTCTTGCAAAAATTAATAAATCTCTTTTTAATTCTTTTGAAGACATCTCATTAACTTTAGAACCTACTTCAACTCTTAATATTGCTTCTGCTAAATCAATATCAATTTCTCTAGCTAAATTTAAAGCATCAACTTGAAGGCTTAATAATTGTAGTTCATCAGTAGCTTCTTCTACAGCGTTAAACTCTGAATACATTTTGTTTCTTAACGGATGATATAATGATAAAAGCTTTTGAAGATTTTGTTTTTCTTTAGGAA